CTGCAAACCCTGTAACCCTTGCGTACCTTGAGCTCCAGTTTCTCCTTGGATGCCAGTAAAACCTTGGATACCACCATCACCCGTATTACCAGTTGCACCAGGTTCGCCTTGAATTCCTTGTGTTCCTTGTACGCCTTGAATACCCTGTGTTCCCTGTAGCCCTTGAGTTCCCTGAGTTCCTTGAGAACCAATTTCACCTTGAATACCAGTTTGACCAGTAGAGCCTTGGACACCTTGAATACCTTCTGTACCTTGAGTGCCTACGTGACCTTGAAGTCCTTGAGTTCCTTGGACTCCTTGGGTTCCTTGTATACCTTCAGTACCTTGCGAACCTGTATGCCCTTGGATACCAACTAAACCTTGGGTACCGTGTGTTCCTTGAGAGCCCTCAAGCCCTTGCGAGCCAGTTGTTCCTTGTAGTCCTTGAAGGCCCTGTGTTCCTTGGGTACCCTGCGAGCCAGTTGAGCCTTGAGTTCCTTGGGTACCCTGAGGTCCTTGGGTACCTTGAATACCCTGAGTGCCTTGAATACCTTGAACACCTTGCGTTCCTTGAATTCCTTGTAGACCTTGAACTCCAACTGCACCCTGTGCACCTTGAATACCTTGAACCCCTTGAGTACCTTGAGCTCCAACTGAACCTTGTACGCCTTGGGTTCCTTGAGCTCCTTGAACGCCAAGAGTTCCTTGCGTTCCTTGAACACCTTGGATGCCTTGAGTTCCTTGAATACCTTGAGCGCCCTGAAGACCTTGAATTCCTTGTGTTCCTTGAATACCAACAGTTCCTTGAGGACCTTGAACTCCTTGCACCCCTTGTGCGCCTTGAGGGCCCTGTACACCCTGTACGCCCTGTACGCTTTGCGTACCCTGCACTCCCTGAACACCTTGAGTACCTTGACCGCCTTGAGTTCCTTGGATTCCTTGGCTACCTATAAACCCTTGTGTTCCTTGAGTACCTTGAGTTCCTTGTGAGCCAACAGCGCCCCCTTGACCAGGTAATACATTAATAGGAGAAGGCACCGTTGGGCTTGGGGTTGTGGCTTGTATAGCTATGACAATAGGAGCCCTAGGTATTACTACAATCGCGCAGGTGCAAGGGTTGTTAGAACAGGTGCAGTTAGTCAAGTGTCACCTGCTGTGTTACAAAGACCTGGCCACGAATAAACGTCTGTTCATAGTTAGGGTCTGACACAGCAGTTGCTTGTAAATCCCAGAAGAGCCTAACAGGTAAGTATCTAGTGTTGTTTGTTGTTAACGACAGCCTAATCTTACTTAGAGTTGAGGACGTGGATACCGTAGTGATTGTAAATGTAGCGTATAGTGATGGGGCATTAGGGTATGTTCGCATCTGCGCCTTAAACGTAAGGCCTGATGTATCAAATGGGAAGTCAAACTCGCACTCCCATGAGTCGCCTTGGTATATAGCAATATCATATATTTGAGCGGTTGCTGGGAGAGGTGTGCGCCCTGTCAAGTCATTCTGTAGATATACGCGCTCTGGACGTCGTGAATCATCTATCTCTTGAGGCATATAGATTGGAACAAGCTTGTTAGTACGTCGAGAGACACGTCTTAAGTTACCCATCTCAATACGCCATAGTCCAATGTTAAGCTGGGCACATAGCTGCTTATACTGCTCCCACCGCTGTTGAATAATAGCTGTAAGCTGTTGGTAACGTTGAGCTCGTGGGATTACTACCCCATCAGGTGCCGTAATGTTAATATCAAACGCTGCGTCTGTAGACAAGACCCATAGAGCTTCGATAACAGCAAGAATTGCTAAGGGGTACTCTTCAACAGGCGGTATAGAAGATAAGCTAACTACTGAGCCAAAAGCATCTGTTCTGTTGTATGTGTGCTGTGAAACGGCAGTGTTAATAAAGGTGTTTATGTCGGTATCTGTAAAGTAGCGGTAACGCTCACCCGTAATAACAATAGGTTGGTTGTCTGGAGGGGCGGTTACAAAGTGTACAACCCCAATATCCTTTTCCAGAGTATACCCAGCTGGGGTGGCTACGGCTACCCCGTTTACGGTAACGTACAAAGTGGCTGGGTTAATGGGCTTGCATTCAAGAGTAAAGTCTTTTGTAATACCGTCGCCAGTTGCTTTATAGGTAAATTGAATAGGCTGGTCGCCAAGCTCAAGGCGAACTCTTGAGATTAAATCAGATAAGACAGCCACCCAGAACTCCTCACACTACTCAGACAATAATACTTGTATAAACGAAGAAGCGCCCCGTAAACACGAGGCGCCCACTTCGCAAAGTATGCCTTAGATAACTCCCGCCAAGTATCCCTTTTCTTTAAGATGAAGGGCGACCTGTTTTGTAACTTTATACTTCTGTCCAGCTTTAAAATTGTAGTTATTTCCAGCCCCTAAGGTCATGTTTTCAATGTCTTCAATGACACGAATCTCAACAGACTCCTCAGTTGCTTTACCTACTGTAACTGGCTCATCAACAATAATTGTTTGACGGTCAGGTACGGTTGCATCAATAACTTCAGTTTCAAGCTTAATCTTTGCCTGGGCGGTTGCCATAGACATCTCTGCTGCGCGTTCTTGAAGAGCTTCCATATTATCTGCAAGCATCTTTTCACGAACTACGCCAGTTGCATCAGTGGGCTTTGCTTTAGCCATTTGTATCCTCCGATTTAGTATCTCTGTTTGAAAGGCGGGGGGCTTGCGCCCCCCGCCGTACTGCTATTTAGTTGTATTAGTTGGTTTCTGCAATGATTACAGACTGGTCTGTGATAAGACCAAGTCCGAAGATTGAGTACCAAGCAAGCGCGTGCTCACGACCGAAGTCTAGAATACCACCATCGCGGAGTTCTACTGGAAGTGAGATTGCGTGACCGAATGCGTTATCTCCAATGAAGATAGCTGAATAGCGGTCTGCTGCGCCGTTACCTGTGAATGTTGCAGGTGTTGTGTAACCTCCACCAGGTGTTACTGTTGGGTTAGCAACAGCTGTGTCTGCTGAGTATCCTGCACCAGCACCGCCAGCAACCTTAAGAACCTGTGTTGTCTCAATGAATACGCAGTCGTACAAACGACCGATTTCACCAAGCATGAAGTTTCCTGGAGCTGCGTACTTTGTTACTTCAATGAACTCAGGCATATCGCGAAGGCGACGTGACTGGTGTGGGTGCACGAAAGCAACATATGTCTCACCGAGGCGAGGGATGTTCTTGGTTGAGAGGGTCTCAACAGCGTCCTTGACAGTATGTGGTGTCAAGTGGAAGTTACCTGTCATTGATGCGCGTGAAGAACCTGTGGTTCCGTATGCGTACCAGTTGTTGACAGCTGTGAGTGCTGAGCGGTCTTCACCATAAATGGTTGAAGTAGCTGCGTATAGTGTGTCGCGTGATAGCTGGTCAAGATAGATAGCCATGTTACGACCAAGAAGACGTGAGGCTGAAGCCATTACGTCATCGAATGATGCGTTAAGCAAGAGCTCTGAAACAGCAAGAGCATAACCATGCTCTGATACTGTGATTGAGAACTGCTGTGCTGTAAGCGCGTTTGTCTGCATACGTACGCCTTCAACCAATGGGGCTGCGAAGCCGAGGTTGTTGTAACGCATGAAGTTAATTTGAAGACCTGGTGCAACACCAAGTTCTGTCTTCTTTACTGCGAACTGCTCAAAGCGAAGGATAGGCATTGCCTGGAAAAGGATTTCCTTTGACCAGATTGTCTGAATCGCTTGAGTCAGCTGTGTGTTTGTACCTGAGTACGCGGTAGGCGCGGCTGCTAGTGAGCCTGTACCTGTAATTCCTGATGCCATTTAGCTATGACTCCTTGATAGTAGATTTAAGTGGGGGTTTGGTTTATCCCAGAATGCCACGAGTTCGCCCACGAGCGGAATCGCTCATAAGCTTGTCGCGTACTTTGGCGTATTCATTCACCGACATTGACGCAATATCTTGCGCCGTTAACGAACGTGATTCCGTATTAGTCTCCAGCGGTCCAGACGCGGGAAGAGTTGCACTCGTTCCACGCATCTCTTTGCGAGCATTTTGCATTGCGCTTTGCGCAGATTCCAAAATACTAGCTGAGCGTTCTTTCAAACGTTCCACGCTCTCGGCAATTTCCTCACGGCTATTGCCTTGAATAAAATCAACAAGCTGTGGAATGATATTGTCACGCTCTTGTTCAACGACTTGCTGCTTAAAGCTCTGCAAGTCTGCAAACTGACGTTCACGCTCCAGAAGAGCGAAGGCTCGTTCACGTTCTTGACGTTCACGCTCCAACTGCTCACGCAACTCATCCGTAGTAAGCTTGATTAAGTCCTTAGCTTCAAGGTCCTCAAACTTCTTATCACGTTCTGCAGCGGCCTTTGCGGCTTCTTCTTCCGCAAACTTAGCTGCTTTTAGAGATGCTTTTTCTTCTTTTTCTTTCTTAAGATTAAGTACTTCATCCTTCAAGCGTTCAAGCTCTGGATACAACTTATCTTTTTCTTGAGAACGCACCTTTGCCAAATCATCCTCAGTATAAAACTTAGGAGTCTTAACAGGTTCGTTCTCTAGTCCAGTTTCAACAGTAGGCGCGTCAACGCCCGACACATTTACGACTGGAGCGGTCCCAGCTTCTGCTTCAAAAGCAGCAGCCATGTTGTTTGCATCTGACATAGTTATGTCCTTATCCTAGGGGTCGTCTTCCGAATGCCTTGCGGCGTATCACATATGACCAAACGTGTGTATTACTATCTTTATTCTGACAATTTAGTATGAAAATGTCTGCTTAAATAGCTTTATTTTTCATACCCTTCTGGAACCCTTCGTTGAGGAAGTCTGGTTCCATAAGCTTGAGTTACCAACTTGGTGCGCATTGCTTGGTCGCCAATCTGGTCAGCGATTAGCACATCATCCATTATGGTTGGGTTTCCTGGCACAGCTCCAGGCAACATTGCGTTGCCTGAGGACGCTGATGAGCCAGCTTGAGCTCCACCAGGGCCTACTGGAGCTGGCATTTGACCCGTGAGAGTCATAATGTCTTGTTCAATCTGTGTTTGAATGAGCTTAAGGGCGCCGTCGGCTACTGCATCATCTTGAAGCTCTTGACGTATTTCAGCAAGTTTCATAGCTGGGAACTCTTCTCCAAGGGCACGTAAAGCGCCTTCTTTAGATTCAAGCCCAAGTGAAAGTTTAGATTGAATTTCATTAAGGGCAATGAGCTTATCTAGGGGAAGTGGCTGTGGGAACATAACGATTGAGCGGTATGTCAATGGGTCGTTAAAGTCTATTTGGTCTAACTGGCCAGGCTTTAGAGGGACTTGGTTAGAGTTAGGGTCATAGGTAAACAGCTCTGGTTCTTTTAGAGCAAGATTAAGAATAATAAGTTCATTAACGCGCTCAAGTCCGTGCGCGTATTGAATAATCTTTTGGTGGTATCGGTTCATCAAAGGCTGAAACTGGATAGAAAGTGCAACACCCGAAGTATTAGAGATAGGTTGAGCTTGCCCTAGAGCAGTTTCAGGAACACCAACCATTTCGTGCATAGCTTTCTTCATCATAGCAAGGAAGTCCATAGCTCCCTTAAGGCCTTGTGCTCCGCCCTCAAGGTTTTCTACACGAGCATCCTTAGGAAGACCACCCCATACTTTGTTGGCTCCCTTTTCAAGTTGTGAAGCCTTAGCTCCAATAATTACCGTTACAGGGGCTGCGTGGTAATTAACGATGTCAGCGATATCCGTAGCTGTTTCGTTGTAAGCTCTATTAATATTGATGATATCAAAACAATCGGCAACGCCCCATGGAGAGCCGCTGATACGCACATTTGGAATATGGATGATAGGAATAGTTCCTAGTGGGTTTGGGCGTGAATCAATAAGCTCATCGTTGATGTACTCTTCAATAACGTCATCTGTAAGAATCTCAGTGTAAGTAAATACTTGACGCGTTCCTTCAAGGGATGTTCCCCAAAAACGATACTTAAGTTTAAATCTAATTAAACGCTCACGGTCATGCGGATGGAACTCAGGAAAAGCAAAAGAGGAGTTAAGTGGAAGGACTCGAACACGTCCTGGGTGAGTACGACCTGCTGGGTCTTGGTAAGCCTCTTCATAAGCTACTTTAATAAAACAGT